GTTTGCTGTATACCAACTAATTGGAGTAAGTAAGAAGTCTGTGCGCCACCCGCTAGTCTGATTGATTTATTGTACGTAATTGGAGGATCATATGGATCGCTACCGCATAATTGGAAAGACAAAACAAATAACTTCGGTTTACCTGAAGGATAAGGATAGTGATAAGCTCTCCCAACACAGAATTATTCTGGGTAAACAACTTGAGGTAGATGAAGACCAGCTTACATTTCATGTGGATCGTCTCCTAGCTAGGAAACAGATCCAGCTTGTACGTTTGGGAAATACCCCGGAAGTAGTTGCCGCCTTGGGGTTCGCAGAAAACGGAGACGCTCCTGAGTTCTTTGTTTCTGAGGAAACCGCAGGTGTCAACATTGTTGAAACTCAATCGGAAGAAGCTATCGCCCCCAGAAAACGTGGGCGTAAGAAGAAGACTACATAAGACCTTTCTAGGAGGATAAGACTATGGCCGTTTATGTTTCTCCAGGTGTTTACGTTCGAGAGGTAGACCTTTCGTTGTACATTCCTGCTCTGTCCACTACTATTGTGGGTATGGTTGGAACGTCTAACAAAGGACCGACTCAAACACGTACCTATATTACCAACCAGCAACAGTTTATCGACGTGTTCGGTGAGCCGGATTCCAGCATTGGTTTCGAGAGCTATGCCGCACTCCAGTATCTCCGCCGTGGTCGTCAGCTTTGGTTCGTGCGGGTAGTCGGCCCCAGTGCCGCTGCTGCCGACGAGAGCTTTACCTATGAAGATGTCCAAGCCCAAGAAATTGCGAATACGGACCCCGATGGCATTCTGTTGACTTTTGCTGACATTGATGCTGGTGGTGCCGTTCTTGGTTCCCTTCCTGTACTCCCAGGTTCGGTAACGTTTACGGTCACAATCGGTGCTGCGGACTACGAAATCCCGGATGATGGAGACGGTGCTCTTTTCCTGACTGATGTCGCTCTAACCGGCGATGTTACCGGAACTATCGACTATGTAACCGGGGCGTGGACCCTGGTCTTTGTAGCCGGTGATGAGCCTGACGACACTACTGACATCTTGGTTGACTACAGCAACGCTACCGCAGCGTTTGTAGCCGAAGCCCTGAGTGAGGGTGAGTGGGGTAACAACATCTCGATTCACATCGAGCCGGGTACCCAAGGAACCTCTTCACGCATCGTGGTTTACTACGAAGGTAACGTGGTTGAGCGTTGGGATAGCGTAAACCTGGATGACACCAGCGACCGCTATGTCGAAACTGTGATCAATGGGGTTTCGGACTTCATCACGGTTACTGTGGACGCTCTGATCCCCACAGCATCACTTTTGCTGCCGATTGACTTCTACACCCCGGTATTGCTGACTGGTGGCGACACAGATGCCGCAAACATCCTTGCCGCAGACATCATTGGTCAGGCATGGGATGTTGGTTTGGCACAGCCTACGGGTATGCAACTCTTTGCTTCCCCGGCTGCGGTGGACCTTAATCTGATAGTTGCTCCTGGCTGGTTTGACATTGCTGTGGTAAACGCAATGATTCAACTTTGCGAAGCCCGCTATGACTGCATGGCAGTAATTGATCCGCCGAATGATCTGACCCCGCAAGAGGTTGTAGACTGGCATAACGGACAGGGAATTTGGGACGGACAACACGCTGCCCTAAATAGTTCATATGCTGCTCTGTACTACCCCTGGGTTAAGATCTACGATAACTACAACGGGCAGTACGTGCTAACCCCACCGTCCGGTCATATCCTGGCTGTCTATGCCTTCACTGACCAGACGACTGAGAGTTGGTTCGCTCCTGCTGGTCTGAACCGGGGTCGTGTGATCTCGGGTATCGACGTGGCTTATGGCCCGACTCCTGGGGAGATGGATCTTCTCTATGGTGATGGCAATGCGGTTAACCCCATTGCTAGCTTTACCAAGGACGGCATCGTGGTTTGGGGTCAACGTACCCTGCAACGTAAACCTTCGGCTCTGGATCGGGTTAACGTTCGCCGCCTGATGCTGTATCTCCGGAAGGTGATTTCAACCTCGGTACGCTACCTCGTCTTCGAGCCTAACGATGAGAAGACTTGGAAGCTCTTTGGTCACCTCGTGATCCCGTACCTGAATGAGGTTCGTCAGCGTCGTGGTCTGTACGACTTCCGCGTGAAGTGCGATGAGACAACCAATACTCCTGAGGTTATTGATCGGAATGAGATGAAGGCCCAGATCTTCTTGAAACCGGTTAAGGCCGCTGAGTTCATCCAGGTTGACTTGGTTATCACTTCAACTGGTGCGAACTTCGACGAAGTACTCTACTAAAGGTAGGCTAAGGTGGGCAAGCACGTAAAGCACTGGCGCGAGTTATCTAGGAAGAGTCGTAGACCCTTCCCAGTTAATACCCGTGAAGTCGAACCTGCTGTTCGGGAAGTAACGCAAAAAGCTTACCGGGCACATATGTTGGCTAAGAAGCGGGATAAACTCAAAGAGGCGCTGGTTGAAATGCGGCTTCACCCCAAAGACTTTGCTCATGTTGCTGCTGGTGGGAGTATCTCCCACCTCCAGCGACTGGGTTCTTATGGTCGAAACATCGTCCGAACCACCAAACGTGATTTCAGAGGAATCCATAAGCAACAAGGGGTTCGTAAAGATACTGCCTTTGCTGCTGGAACGATTGCGGCTGGTGGTCAGAAATACCGTACTCCGCAGTTCCAAGGGGTTATGAAGAAGGATGCTGCACGGCACAAACAGGCCCGTGCAATGCAATATCGTTATGGTGGAGATCTCTCCACGAAAATTGGAGCCGGAGTTCTGGCGGCAGGGGTTGCTACTAGAGGATTTAAAGCGTACAAAAATTGGCGTCGAAAAGCTTCGGCTCGTCCGAAGTTCAGGGGGTATGACATCTACCCTGAGCATAGTTATTCTGCGGTGGGTATACAGCCCTACAATCAACCGTACTACCCCGATGAGGATACCCACCGGGCTGGTCCTCCTCGCCACGTCAGAGCGCATGTAGGTGGCTTAGACGTGTATGAAGAGTTTCAATTGGACGGGAATACCCGTCGAGACTTAATTGAGTGTATTACTCGAACTCCATTCGAGTAGGACTTTATTCTAAGGACAGTGATAGGAGGATTTTGACATGCCGTATTGGGAACCAATCGGATCTGATCTTTTGGGAGCGAAGCACATTGCTAACCCCGGTGGTGGGTATGAGCCGCAAAGAGGGCACAACTTTGAGCTGCTTATCTCGGTTCCCGGTGGTGGAGGTGAAGGTGCCGAAATCCTTCTGAGATCAGTCGAGACATCGCTAGGAATCAGTCATAACAGTGAACCGCTACCCTTGCCGTACATGAACGAAACGGTGTATATCGCCGGTCGTCCGTTGTATGCTCCGGGGCCTGTGGTTTACCGTGATATGGTCAACATGGGTACGTACTCCATTCTGGAAGGTTGGTATAACCTTGTGTACAACCCAATTACATCTGAAATCGGTTACGCTGCCGACTATAAGAGCATGGCTACATTGACCATGTACGACGTTAAAGGGCAGTTTGAGCGGTCTTGGGACATCATCGGTATTTGGCCGCAAGACCTCTCGCAGGAAGCGCCATCTCACGTTAATGGTGACATTATGCGTATTAACGTAACATTCCAATTTGATAAAGCAGTTGCACAATTTGCATACTAATATAATTTTCGATCTTTACGAAATTATCTCTATAAGAACTTTCAGCCTGCCTTACTTTTATTTCATAAGAGGCAGGCTGTATTTTTAAGGGAACCTACATTCAATTAGGAGGATGTAATGAGCGAGTTTGATTTTCTAAAACCAATTCCGAAGACCACGATTTCCGTGAAGCTTCCCTCCCGAGGTATGCTCTATCGAGATGATACTCCTGCTGGGAAAGGCAAGGTAACTCTTGCTCCAATGACAATGGTAGAAGAGTCATATTTTTTGGACCCGGACCTTCCGTTCGAAAAAGCAATTGATAAAATCCTGAAACAGTGTATTCAGGAAAACCTAGATGTCAACACTCTTTTGTCCTCGGACAAATTCTTTCTCTTTATGATGCTCCGGGCGGTAACTTATGGCGCAGAATACCCTTTTACATGGGTATGCCCTGCGGACAAAGAGGGGGGTGGTACGTGTAGGAACAAAAATTCTGCGGTAGTACATATCCCAGATGATTTCAAGGTCAAATATCTTGCCGATGACGACAAAGAACCTTTCAAAGTTATCCTTCCCGACTGTCAGAAAGAGATTTCTTTCCGATTGCTCCGTGGGTATGATGACGAACATATTGACCGCTTCCAGAAGGAAGGGAAAGCAAAACAACAAGAAAATATCCGGGTTATTGATAGGACTGCGATTTTTCGTTTATCCCGGCATATTACTCACGTGGATGGTAAAGCAGTTAAAGATGCCCCTCAAGACTTGTTGCTTACTTTCGTGTCGTCTTTCAGCGCAAAAGACCGCCAGTATCTGCAACAGAAGATTAATTTTTATACGCCGGGACTAGACACAGCCGTGACCCTCACTTGTGAGAAATGCGGTACTGTGCATGAATGGGATATGCCTTTTACGGCGAACTTTTTTCGCGCAGTCATTGAACCTGACGAGGCAAACGCAGTGGCAGATGAAGTTCGATCTGATGTACCACATGGGACTGAGGCATAACGAATTAATGTCGTTGGATTTAGCAGAGCTAAATTGGTATTACAAAAAACTGTCCGAACAAAAAGAAAATGAGAACGAAGTTGAAAAACTAAAGCTAGAGGCCATGTTAATGGCGATGGGCGTAGGGACAGCAAAGAGGACCACGCCGCTACCATAAGGAATTACGATGACTCCAGATCTTGACCAAAACCTGTCGTTAAAAGCGAGTCTTGAAGACAAGGTATCCCCTGCTCTACAAAAGATTAAGCAGGGGGTGCGGAGCACTCGTGATGCTCTAAACGAGCTTGTGCAGTCTGCTACCACTACTGAGGGCGGAGTTAGTCGTGCTGCGGAAGGTATGGCGAGTAAAACTGCCAACGCAACAGATAGATTGCAGGGAGACCTTAAAAAAACTGGCGGAGCTTTTGAGAGTCTTAGTAAGGAAGCGTCTACCAGTTCTCAGGAAATTGGTAAAGCAGTCCAAGAGTCTCTTTATGGGCGAGAATCACAACAGAAACTCAAAGAGCTTGACAAAGAGTTGGGCGGTTTAAAGAGTAGCTTAGAGGGGATGGCTTCTACGGCTCGTCCTATAAGTACCCGGTCTAAGAAATTACAGGCTATTGGTCGGGATACGCTCAACAAGCAAGTTATTCCTGCTTTCCAAGAACTGCACGCTACTCTAGACCAGTACCCCAATGTTTTGGAAGAAATTAGTATGTTAGAAAATCGTCGCATGGAAAACATGGGGCGTTTTGGGGATTCTATATCTGGTGTAAATGATCGTGTTTCGGGCTTTGGGGAGAAGATTAAAGAATTCGCTTTAGGGATGGAAGATCTTGCTGCGGGGATTGCTACTGGAGTGCTTTTCCTCCAGGGGCTTAAACTTCGAGACCTTCAGACAGAAGCGGGGCGTGTCGGAGGTATTGGGGCCTTTAGCAGTACCGAGCACGCTGCTCTAGATATTAACACGGCTACCGAAGCTCCTGTAGACGTTTGGAAAGAGGCATATCTAACCTTACTAGACATTAGCCGGGAGTCTAAAAGCACTTTTCCTTATATGCTAAAGAAAATGGTAGAACTAGAAAAAGTTACGGGGATAGCTGCTGAAACTTTTGCTAGTTTAAGAGTTCGAATGGTAGAGATCGGTAATGTAAAAGCAAATGCCTGGGAAGATCTCACCAAAAAAATCCATACTTTCGCCACTAGTTCTCGTGCCAGTATCGAAGAAATGACTGTTTCAATTCAAGATGCTGCTGACTCAATGTTGATGTTTAGCCGAGATGCCCGTAGATCTTACGCGGAATCAATGATGGCGAGCGCAGCAGCTTCCAAAAATCTTGGTTTAGATGCCAATGCTGCTAAAACTGCTTGGGAGGCTGCACACACCTTCACCGGGCGAGCACAAGCGATTGGGCTACTCGCTAAGGGTGGTGTAAAAGAAGATGTTACGCAGCTTCTTAGCGGGGGTGAAGTAGGTAAATTTACTGAAGCAATTTTTAAAGCAGCCGGTAGAGTAGCCCAATCCGAGCGTCGTCGAACAGGAACTGAGAACTTAGCAATGGAGGAAATTGCGGGTCCTCTGCAAGCACAATTCGGGGAGTTGGGTTTCACCCCCCAAGATTGGGCAAAGTTAGCTGAAGCGGATAAAAACGGTCAACTGGGTGATGTTGTAGCTCGTGCAATTGCGGCTGCCGGGGATACTGGGGATTTTGATGCTGCACTACAAGCAATCCGTGGTACTTTCAAGGAAACGTCGGAAAAATTCGGTGCAACAGCCGAGACGCTAGGTATGCAGATTGGTAAGCAACAGGTTATGGCTGTTGAAAAAGCCATGAATGCGGGGTTGCCGTATGCTCAACAGTCAGCCGGGTATCTCTTAGACTTGGACAGAGCCTCTAAAGAACACTTTTCGAAATCGGCTGGGTTCTTTTTACTGGCCCAGAATCTTTTGTCTGGGTTATCTAGTGTTGTAGGTCTTATTCCTTTTGGAATAGGAGAAAAACTCCAGGGAGTACTTAGTGGCCCGCTAGAAAAGTTGGCTGGGGGAGCCGCGATAGCTTACGGAATTCATCGTCTTACAGGAGGAGATTCTATTTTCGGCGGAGGTGATGGTGAGAGTGCTGGGGGTGTTGTAGGTACTGTTGTCCCGGCAGCCGCAAAAATACTAGGAGCGAGTGAAGAAACCCAGGCGAAAATAGGTCATGCTATAAATACGTTTGATACGTTTAACAGAGAACAGAACCAGAAAGTAGAACAACAACAAGCAATCCAAACGGTCATGGGAGAGCGGCCAGCAGAATTGGATACCTTAGGCCGCTTTTTGTTCCCTAAAGCTGCTGAGGAAAAACGGGACGCAGCCATTGCAGCCTATGATGAAAAAGCAGCAATGCTCTCTCATTTGACTGCTCCACAGATTGAAACATATAGTCAAATTGGAGAGCAAAAATCGCAGTTTCAGGAGGCGGCAAAATCTTGGGGAGAATCCCCGGATATGGCAGTTCGGCAGAATTACCAGAGAACACTATCGGGGTTTGATGAAGCCCAAAAGCAGTTAGAAATTCTATCGGCACAAAATGCCGTAGAAAATGCTCCTATGCGGGCAGCAACTCCCGGAGAAAAATTACAGGGGATTTATGCCGATCAAAAGGTACAGTTAAGTGACAAGATAGTGAATACTGCTGCGTTGAATACAGGGGCGTCTAATGCAGAAGATCTTATTGCTGCGGCATCAAAACAAACCGCACTGTCTACTGACGAGTTAGTAGCTATTGGACGGCAAGCCCTAACATATATGGGTGAGAAAAGGAACCCTCAACCGGCTAGAGGGTCCGCTACAGATCCTGAATCAGATCGAGCGATGCAGTAGGAGATAGTAGATGGCTAACACAGGTGAAGTGCCGATTGCACAAGTTCTAGCGCCCGATTCTTTTTGTTTTATACAGGATTTGGACTCAGGGGGAGCTTCAGATAGGTTGGAGTTTCAACTTATGCCTGAGTCTATTGGGGAGAGTAAGTCTGCGATATATAACGAGATCCCAATTCTTGGGCGGAGTCTTCCTTTGTTAGGGTACGCCGGGTCTACTTCTCGTCAGATTTCTTTAAGTATTAGTTTTGCTGCATTATACGCTCCTGGTTCAGGCGGGTATTATGATATTTTTTGGGTACAAAAACAGGTAAGATGGTTGGAGTCTAAAGTTTATCCTGAGTACAGGAGTGGTTTTACTTTTCCCCCACATAGGCTTCTAGTAATTATGGGGCAGGCTGTGCGTATGCAAGCGATTATGATTGCCTGCAATACTACATGGTTGGGACCGTGGGCAATAGACCATAATGAGGGGCAAGCATATTCTCATAGGGCTACAGTGGATTGCCAGTTCCAAGAATTTGGTATGAATGACGATTCTCTTGGACACCCGCATGATACTACGGATGCTCTTGAAGGACGAAACCAAGCCGATGCTCAAGCTGGCCCCGGAGAGAATGACTATGTAGCTATTCCTCTAGCGGCCCAACAACCTGTAGCCCAAAATACTCCGGGAGGTTAAGATGCCTGTAGTTAAAACACTTTTGACTCCATTACGGAAAGGCCAGATACCTCAGAGATCACTGAATATCCCTGGACGGTATAGAAAAGCTTGGGCATACCAAGATGAGAACTCCAGGTATTTTTTTGGGTCTTTCCCCACGAAGCAGATCCCGCCGCATGATACAGACCAGTATTACACCCTGTCCGCAGGAGACGTGGGCCGACCAGATCTGATTTCATATCAGTTTTATGGGACACCAGCTTTTTACTGGATAATTTTGTGGATTAACAATATTGCTGACCCCTTTGAGGGGATGTACCCAGGGATGCTTTTGCGTATCCCGACTCGGCATCGTTTGCTCAAATATGATGTTCCGGGATAAGAGGTAACAATGACACGTAGACCGATGTACCAAACTTCCGCCCCCTTTGTGGAGATGGAAATTAATGGCTATGATATTTTACGCTCTAAGAGTGGTAAACCTAGAACCTTACTTTCCTTCTCTCATGATATTTTTGCGGGTACTGGTGGTTTTTGGACACTAGAGGTTTTTGATCCTGATTATATTGGACTGGAGGGGCTACTAGTTTCTACTGCCGTAGATGTTTCTGAGAGTGAAAGCACGGATACAACAACAGATGATGGGAAAGAACAATCCCACGTCAATATTTCTCTGGCTAAGTTTCGGTATGGTTATGTCGGGCATTCTGAAAATGAGGTTGTGTCCTCTTTGTCCCCTAGTTTTCAGGAGTATTTTTGGGGAACGGTACATGCGTATGTTCCGCGTTATGAAACCAATGGTACCTATTTAACTATCCGGGGAGATTCCGCAGGAGCACGAATTGCTCAGGTTCCCATGGTGTACAACAGCTTCCCGAACATGAGTGTTTACCAAATTTTTAAGTTTGTGTGTGAACAACACGAATGGGATCTTACTCCTATTGGTCAAGAGAGCTTAGAAGAATTAGAAGCTAAGCTCGACGCTTTACCTCGGGATTTTCTTGTACCAGATGGTGGTGCTTTGGACACAGAAGCTTTGCAGGTTCAACATAGAAAGAGAGAAAATGAGGATGCCCTGGACTTTTTAAACCGTTTATGTGGCTATGTTCGTACTGCTGGGCCAGATTATAACAATTTTATTTGCCGCTTAGAGTGTCGAATAGCAGGGGATGGTACTCCTATAAGACGCCTCTATTTTGGTGCTGAAACCTTTGCCCAAGGGCCGGTTAGAGAATATACATACATGCGTGACCCGAAATCGGATGTTATTGCTTTTGCGCCTAATGTCCAAGTGTATGTAGCAACTTTAACTGGTGCTGCGGGGATGACGTATAAGATGGATGATCTCCGTAAGGGCGAGATGGAAATCTACACGCTAGATGAAGTCAACCGAGAAATGCACAAATTTAAGGATATGCGTAGTCGCATAGCTTTTACTCATTCGGAGTTTGGTGCTCTTCAAAGGGGTTTCGTAGATAGCGATGGTGACAAAGCTGAGGGACACGCGAGTGGTTCAGGGAGTGCTGCTAATCCTATTGCTACAAGGCAAGATGACCAAGGAATGGAAATGACTGTTCCAATTACAGATTCATACAAAGGTGATGAACAGGTAGTACAGTACTGGTTATCCATGCAATCTTTCATCAACCGAGCCACTTTAGAGGTTTTTGGCGATCCAGACGAAGCGATTCAACCAGGAAGAACAATTGTAGTTTATGTGTACGTCCCTGTGTCGGACGAACAAATGCGTATCCATTGGACAACCACTTTATGGACTATTACAGGTGTTAATCATGAAATCCGTGGTGGCGAGATGCGAACTAGGATGGAATTGACTCGTCTTGGTTGGGATCGTGGTGGTGTGCTTACTAAGAGTGCTGTTTCTTCTTACAACGAGCAAGCCTCTGAAGGTAAGCAGAAAGATACGGGGGGCTAGATGTCAATCAGACCTTTTGAGAAAAAAGCCCCACATAACTTAGGGATGGATTGGAAGCAGGGTACCGGTGTCCATGCTAGAGATCGTACTACTGTCCGTAGAGGAATTGTAGAATACAATCGTGATCCTGATCATCGTGGTCGAATTAAGGTTCGTGTGGCTGAAGATGGCCCCGAGTACAGTGCTCGTTTTCCCGAGCAACCACGGTCGCCAACTCTTTCTCTAGAGTGGTGTTCTCCTTTATTTGGGAGTTATGCAGGTATGGGTTTTGGGTCGTTCACGGTGCCCCCTGTGGGTGCTCGGGTATATGTGATGTATGAACGTTCCCATCCAGAACAGCCCGTCTACTTTGGTGGTTGGTATGCAAACAGTGTCCGTCGTAGGCGATATGGTGTTACAAAAACGACTCTAGAACCCCCGATGAAGCAATTCGAAGAGCAGGATGGGTTCAGTGAAGCAGGAACTCCTGGGGGGGACTATATGTATCCTCCACGTCCTACAAAGTACCAGGGGCACTGGGAAGAGGAACAAGGGCCAGAATTGCCCCTAGAACTCGCGGATATGGTAGACCATACTCCGGACACCCAAATGTTTTTCAAGACGCTCAAGGGGGCTTCTCTGCTCGTGAAAGAACGGGATGAAGTAGAAGAGATGGTTTTAACTGACCGTCTTGGGGCAGAACTTCGTTTCGAGTCCAATACCCCGCTTTTAGAGAATGGTGTTCTTCGCCGTGGTCGGGTTTCAGGCACGCAACACGAGCCTATGAGTTTGGATAACCTATCCCATTTTACTCACAATGTTTCATTAGTGAATGCTGTTCGGTCTGGGTTGGAGATTAGTTCGGGAACTATTGGGGATGATAACTCAATTAAACTAGACATTCATCCTGAGCAAACGCAAAAGAAGAACACAGAATTATTTGATACACGAGCTGCTATGGAACTAGATCCTGGAGAAGATAGAATTAAGCTCCTTTATCGTGAAGAAGGAGAAGACTTAGGCTATATTCTTTTTGACCGGTTAGGTCGAAGATTAGATATCGTAGGGATGCAGTCTATGTCAATCACATCTACTGAAGAGATTGACATCCGTGCTCCTAAAATTAAATTAACAGGGGATATAGATATAGAGGGCGAAGTCAGCTATTTTGGTAATCAAAAGTCGGTGTTTATAGAGGCGGATATGGAACCGTGCGCTACTCCTTTTAGAAACTATATTCCGTGTTCTACGCGGTCTTCAATTTGGCGGGGTACGCGGGAGTATAAAAGATAATGCCTAACACGTTTAAAGGAGACATCAAAACTCTGTATACGTTCTACAGGTTGTCTGATTATGAGATGACCAATATTGCGCTTACAGACAAGGTACTGGAAGCAGGTACTGGTCCTCTACACTTTGAAGGGCACATGACCTGGAGTTTTAATAAGTGTATCTTCCAGGATGTTTTTGTTTATGGTATCGCGGGGCCAAGATTAGATGGAGATAAACGGGGTGAAGAAGGCTTTGATCCGTACCCTCCTTATGGCAGTAATGGTATAGTTTTTGATGGGTGTACTTTTGATAAAGAGTTCGAAATTTGGGACAACTGTGTTGTTGTTTTTAAAAGCTGCGTATTTAACAACACAGAACCAGTAAAAATAGGCCAAAATACCAGGGTTGAATATATTGATTGCGAATTTCATGGCCCAGTAGAGTTCACATATTTTTGTGAAATTCGTATGCGAGACTGCAAATTTTCTGGTATGCCTTACGCGATTAAAGCTACAGCGGGATGTAAATTCTTTATCGACGAAACTACCGCAGAAGGTATTGACGAGTATTTCATTTCTGTTGAAGATGATTGTCAGGTGGATGTTTCTTCAAAAGAAGCCACTAGTTACACAACTACTAGTGGTCCTGTTTTCAAAGGAACAGATCACTCATCTATCCGTCTGTACGGTCTTGGTACGGTAGAAAGCCAGATAGGGCCAGCACTTGAAGTATCCGATAGTTCCAAAATTGAAGTTAGAAAAACCACAGAGATTAAGTCTCCTCAAGGGGACGCCGTTTCTATTTCTGAGGAGAGTGAGGGGTACTTCAACTCCCTCCAATTAGTAGAGTCCACCCAGAGTAATGCTTTCCTTTTGGACAAAAGTGTGCTCAGAATCAAAGATGTGGCGCAGGTTTTGTCCACACAACAGTCGGCTATAAACGCTACGGATTCCAAGATTTACGGTCTGACCGTGATTGAGTTTAGTAGCTCTGAGGGCGTAGCCATTAAAGGAGTGCGCTCTAGTTTCGATCTTGCGGAGGGGGAACAGATCTCCTCTACAGGAGAAGAGGCGGTTAACCTTACTGGGGAGAGTAAATCTGTTTTCCGAGACTTTACAAAGGTTGAGGGTAAGACAACCGGAGCCAGTATCAATGATTCGGCCCAAGCCTTTTTCCAACGAGTTCAAGATGCTGTTCGTGGTTTGGAAGAGGCTGGGTGCGAGGTTGATGGTGGAATTCTTCGTGTCGCAGACTGTAATCTCATTGAGGGACTAACCTCTGGTGTGATCGCATCAAACTCAGCCAGAGTTCAAACAAGAAGTGTCAAGAAAATCCTGGGCATCCAAGAGGTTGGCTTGCTTATGGAGGACAGTGCCTATGATATCCACACAGCAACAGAGGGGATCTTTGGTGTTGATGCTGCGGTATACCTAGGGAACTGTCAAGGAGTAATTACTGACGTAGAGGCTATTGTCGGTGAAGATCTCGCCGGGATTATCGTGAATGAGACTTCTGGTCCATCAGAATTTTCACGGATTAAATTGATACAAGCCCCTTCCGATGTTGCTGCTTATTTCTCTGTTGGAGAGAATAGCCAAATTCAAGTGACTGAGGTAGATGAAATTACATCAGAGCAGGGAGATGCCGTTCGGGTATACGTTGGCGAGGGGAGTACGCTAGATTTCTATGATGTGACAAAGATCACGGCTGTAGAGCAAGCGGCTATCCGGGGTGATATCGCGGGTAGGTTCACGTTGGCTAAATCAGAAGCCATCACTAGTCAGACCAACCAGATTGTTGTTTTGACTGCTCAGGGGATCAATTCATACGTCCGTTTTGCTGATGTTGACTCCATGACGACCGATGAAAGTGAAGAGTCTCCTGTCTTTGTTTCTGGGGCGAACACCATAGAGCTAGAGGGTATTGGAGAAATTACTGTAACCAAGACCGAAGCCAGCGTTGTGGAGCTTCAAGGTAGGGGCGTAGAGTACGGGTCTATTAAGGTTCTTGACTGTCCGAAGATCGAAGCAGATGAATGTAGCAATGGTCTGTTCACCCATAATGCTTTGATAACGGACATTGTTGGTACGAATGAGGAGTGCGAAATCCTTTGCAATATTACGAAGTTTGCTGCCTTGTCTGTTAAAGACACTAACCTGTATCTAAGTAACTACAACAAAATCGAGGCTCAGAGTGAAGGACACGCTATTGATCTTGAGGTGATTAATGCTCGTGGTGTAGAAATGAAAATCTACACAGTACGACAAATTATTGGGGGGAAAGATGGTATTCACTACGAGGGACGTGGAAGCCTCAAACTTGTGGACCTTCCTCAAATAGCTGGTAAGGCGGCTGAAGATCACAGCCTGTTTATCCTAGGAACCGATTTTGTTACTTTTGAAGCTCATAACAGCCATACTGTTTCCGGTCGAGGAAAGGTGAATTTTGTTAATGGGCATGGTGCGTTCTATAAATGCTCTCTTAAGGGGGATGTTAATCAGGTTGGCGCACGTTTGGACTTTTTCAACACGCCCATTACCCTCGATGCTGCTTTTGACACAGACGTAGCCTCGTCAACATATTTCTTTCACTCGGATGTAACAAACGGGAAAGTTACATCAGCCGGGGTTATTACTTCCGACTTGAGTAGCTTCCCGCAAGGAGATATCCAGGGTGCTGGAATATTCAACAAGAGTGTTTTCACTGATTATTGGCACCTAGACACCGGAGCCGCAGCTATTTTTAATGCCCATGAAACAGCACATATACTTCATGTACAGGGTGGTGTGGGTACCGCAGCCTTATTGAATGGATACAAAGGGACAGGTGCAGATGGTTTAGAAATTTCAGATGGTGCCGGAGTTATTGCCAACAGTATTGAACTAGCAGATGGGAATATTACTATAAATAACAACTGCGGTTTTATCGGTAATAGAATCGTTGGTTTGGCTACCAAAATTCTTACCCAAGCTAATGCTGGATCAATTTTAAACCAAATCGAAGTAGAGGAGCTTGAATTAGACTCTTATGCTGCTTCGATAGCAAACTACTTGATATTGACCGGGCAAATTACTTTGGGTGGTGCTGATGGTCTACTGCTCAACCGGGCCGAGTGTACAGATATTGTTAGCCAGTATGGGGGCAATGCTCTGTTGTTTAACTGGCTTTCTGCCGGGGATATATCTACCAGCACGGATGCGTCCCTAGTAGGTTCTGGTATAGCGGCTACGGGTCTCACATTAGGTACCGGATCAGGAGTCTCTATTGCTGGGGGTAGTATTGGGAGCGCCCCAGTAGTTCCTAACGCAGCTAGTTTCTTGTCTGCTGGGGCAGATTTAGGTGGTGATCCTACGGGGCAAGGAAATGCCTTAGTTTTAACGTCGGGGAACACTGTAAACCCAGCCAATGCCGGAATAGTTATCCGTGGATCGGGAACTTTGGCTGAAGTATACATAAAAACACCTAAAACTTCCATATTACTAGGAGATGGCGGTACAAATTCTGATCTTCTTATTCGGGCAACTTCTGGTTTAGCTAAGTTGCTTGCTAAAAATATTGAGCGAATAGCTTCTGCGGATATCTTTGATGAAGCTACAGGAGACATTATTAGAAATGCTACCGGAGATATCGTAGACATCGCTACTGATCTTGACCGCCAGGGTTCTGGAACGATTACAGATACGGCTACTGCGATTGTCCACGTTCCGCCAGTGTAAGGAGGTAGCGCATGTATGACTACAGGCTACAGATGCCGAACATAAACGTAGGTTTTTATGAGCCTCGTTATGCACGGGCACACCAGTTAGACAAGGTGGACAATATCGCGGTTGATACTTCTGCCTTGTCTCGTACAGAAGGAGTCTACATCCCGTTGGGGTTTCCGAGTCAAACTCTAAGCGCGATATGGTTATCCGCCGTTATAAACAGTCGGCGGAGTAATAAGCCTAACACTGAGTTCCTTATGGAAACTGAAACAGATTTCATGGCGGGAGAAAAGTCACCAACGGATTTGCTTTCCGCTGTAGCGTTACTTAACCGAAAAAGTAAGGCTCATGGCTGGTCTTACACGCTTTCATGTATTGGCTCCTGGGAGAATCTCCTCCTTTGTCTCATGGAGGGGAACACGGTGATGGTAGGTGGGTCCGTGTACGAGAGTTTTCAGCAAGCGGAGATCAGCGGTATCGTGCCCATGCCTAAGCCCGGAGAGGCTTTATTGGGTGGTCAGATTGTTAACATCGTGTCTTTTGACCAGAAGGCCGAGACGGGGCAGGTGTTTGGCAATATGGGGACCAAGACTGGACGCAGAGGAATATTTACCTATCGGGGGTCATATTTCCGGAACCTACAGATTTGCCGAGACTTTTTTGTGTTGATACCGAGGTTTGAACATGCCAATTAGTGAAGAAGACAAACGACAATTAGCTATAGAACAAACAGTTTATACTAATCTCACTGAAATCATTGGGAATGGTATCAACTTTCCTATGGAGTTTACTACTAGTAAGAAAATTGGGGCAATTAAAGAGTCAAATGCGGGCGAACGCATTTCAGACTCTATTCACCTTATTTTAGCTACGCGAATTGGCGAACGACCGTTCAATCCTGAGTTTGGAAGTAGGCTCCCTGAGCTTGTATTTGAACCTTTAGACGGTGCCTTGAAAGAATTGTTAAGGCACTACACTGTGGATGCCCTTGCTCGTTGGGAAAAACGTATAAAAATCGAACAGGTTGTTTTGACGGAGAACTATGAATCCAACCCCAATGCAGTTGGGATTTCGATCTATTACGCTATTCGGAATTCACATATTAAGGGTAGCTATGTGTACCCCTTTGTTCTTGGTGGGATGGCTACCACGGCCCAATACACAGGATCAGAGTCCAACAAGATGTTGGCCCAGCGAAATGTGAGGTCATAAGTTATGGCTGTTGTTAAGTATAAGACCGATTATTTCCTCAAAGATTACGCGACTATCCGAGAGGAAATGATTGAACGTTTGCCTATTATTTCTGAGGGCAAACTGACAGATTTAAACGAGTCTTCTATTTCTGTCACTCTCGTTGAGGTATTTGCGGCTATCGCTGATATGCTGGGGTTCTATTTAGACTCAAACGCTTTAGAAGCTTTTTTACCAACAGTTAGGCAGCCGGAAAACGTATATCGTTTGACTGAGTTAATTGGTTATAGAATTCGTGAAGTTACTTCGGCCAAAGCTAGAGTTCAGTTTACCTTGGCTGCACCGTTAACTGAAGAGGTTTTTATCCCCGTTGGGACAGAGCTTGGAACAGTTGTAAGTGGTGGAATCGGCCAAGATACCATGTTCCGGACTATAGAGAAAACAACTATCCCAATTGGAGAAACTGTTAGTGAAACCGTAAATACTGTTCAAGGAGTCCCATATTCTGAGACATTTGTTGGGGATGGGAACGCAGGACAATATTCGGAGCTATCTCAAATTTCAGTGGATATAAGTACGATTAGAATTATGTCGGGGGATGTCCTTTGGACACAACAAGATAGCTTTCTTTACAGTGAAAGTGAAGACAGAGACTTTGTAGTCAAGGTAGACTATCTAGGGGTTGTTCGGGTCTATTATGGTGATGGAAAATACGGAAAAGTTCCTGGTGTTGGTGAAATGCTCACCGTTAGCTATCTTCGTTCGTCAGGAGAAGCAGGCAATGTAGGAGTGAATTCTATTCGGGTTATTGCATCTAATATTAAAACTATAGATACCAACACGGTTATTTCTAATATTACTGTAACCAACCCAGACTCTGCTGCGGGTGGGAGTGGCAAGCAGTCTCTAGAACACGTAAAAGTGAATGCCCCAGGGTCTCTGTCTGCTTTGTACCGCCCGTTGACGAAATATGACTATAACGCTCTGCTCGCTCGGTTAGGTGGGATTGCTCATGTAAACGTGTGGGGTGAGCAAGAAGAGGACCCCCCATCATATGAAAACATGAACTGGGCCAACGTAGTCTTAGTCCCCACAGGTGGAGGGTTACCTTCTCAAAACTTGATGGATCAAGTTAAAGACTATCTCCTACAATATCAACCAATTACAGTACGAGTACGGTTTATTGACCCCGAGTATATCTATATCAATGTTCCTTTGGACATCTATGTTCTTCCTGGGTACTCACAGAATGACTTGCGTATCTGGGTAACGGATGAAATTCGAACATTTTTCAAACTAGAAAATGTTAGGTTTGGACAAGATCTTCGTGCCTCGACTTTCTACAGAATTGCTATGACACCAGATAAAGTGGCCTACGCCTTTGTTGGGGATCTTGGTACTTATGATAGTGACACGGGTATTGTAACCCCCGTTGGTCAAGAAATTATTTTACAGAAGTGGCAGATCCCTGTGCTACACAAGGTAATCGTCACTCCGCATGAAGCCACTGAGCTTCCAATTCCAGACCTTTATCCCGATGAAGACGTGGATAACGTGATCTGGGACATTGATGGCTAAGGAGTAAGTAATGTCGTTTCCGATTATTAGTACAACGAGTGTTTGGGAAAACTGGGATGGCTTTGGAATTGGTGCTTGGAACATGTGGTTCATGGCCCCCTATGGATCATGGTGCTATTCCGCCTTTGTAAAAGATGGGATTACTTACTTCAAGAAGATCAACATTGGAACCAGTGATCCTAACTATGAAATCTCCGACTGGGATTTTGGCGTAACACCAGACCCCCCCTCTTCTGTTTTTGCTTATGAGCAACAGGATGGTTACCCTAACGGGTCTATGGGGTTGGGTTGTATTCGTGGCGCTACTCCAAAGTTGTATCTAGCTGGGAGATCTTCGGGTGTTCCTACCATTAATGACACAATCATCCACAAGTTTGTTGTAGCAGATGGTTTTGATGCTGAGAATTTGGCGAACGGACTTATCCCCATGCTAGGCGGGACTGTGCTGGATATTAATCTTCTGTGTGGCCTAGAGGTTGTACAGGGGGATGCGCTGTACCTCGTCACAAACAATAACAGTGGTGCCCTGTTCACACTTATGCGGTATGACTATGCTTATTTCGATGGAGGTGCCCATAATCCTACACATTTTGTGAATATGACCCCACAATTCCTAGAAGATAATGCTGCTGCACGTATTCGGGCAATTGGAATTGCTCGGGATGGGCATATCCTAGTCTTTGCTAATACAGGACTTACTTCAACAGAGACTCGCGTGTTCAAATTTGACAAGGACAACTTGGATTATCTTGGACAAACGACCTGGACCCCCAATATTTCAACGGGGACTTGGGCGTACATGGTTCAACATTCAGACGTATTTATCCACTTCCAAGGGTTAAACAAAACTAGCTTATATGATTGGAAGACTGCTATCTATTATGACCGGGCTACTGGTATCCCGAATGAGGATAAGAGTAACTTTATCATCGAGGATAACTTGACCACTTTTGGTTCGGAGACTCCCATTGAACTCAAGTACGAGGCGCGGGACGCTTTTAATAACTTAGTCCCTGGGGCGAATACTAAATTTGTAATTGATGGTGAAGACCCCGATGCTCCGGATACATGGACAGACCGTGTTGGGGGCATTCAGGATAACCCGCTGAATGACTTTTTTGATGGGGATGGGGTGCCAGAGGCAATCCAAGTTATTGTTCCTACAGATGTTAATGGCGTAGCTTTGGCATATTACAAACCTATGCGTTCTGGTTCTGGTACTGAGCGAGACGCTATCAACGTATTCTGCCCAACGGATAACTAATGTCTTGGTGGGAACCTGTACCAGTTGCGCCTCCGGTGACAGCTTACGGCGTGGTGTATGCCACGGGTGAGGTAGCTGAAGATCAAAACAGCATAAATCTATACCCACCAATGTTCCTCCAGGCTTCCGTATCGGTTATCTCCCCTTATGAGGTTGCCACCGCTCAGGGAGAGATCTGGATCGAGTTAATTACCCAGACATATTTCAGAGACCATTTGAAACAGTACATCCCCTCAGAATACTGGCGTATGGATGCTAGACCCACATCGGAGGGAGGTGGTGGCGGAGCACTGAACGAGTTCACTCAGGTGTTTGCTATCACTTTGGATGAGATCAAGCAGGCCGTAGATGACTTTACAAAGATTTTCGACATCGAAAATTGCCCGCCGAAGTACCTGCCGATTATTGCAGATATGATTAACTTCCCCTTGGAGGCCACAGATACGACCGCTGAGCAGCGCAGGCAGCTTAGAACAGCCGTAGAGTGGTACAAATCTAAGGGCAGCCGTAGGGCCTTCAGAGCCATCCTGTATGCCTTTGGCTTCTACACGGAGATTGTCCCTCTTTGGACAGAGCATACGGATGAGTCTACCATCCTTGATGAGGATGGAAATCCCCAGACCAACCTTTATGAGCGATTCTACGAAACGATTCCTGGTGTGGCTACAGGAAATGACCCCCCGAATGACTTTCCGCTGTTGGTGGAGAACGGGGGGACATGGTTCCGCAGCCCGCACTATGGGATTAAGTTGCTGGGGATCATTGGAGATCGACACGTGTCTATCAACTGGGGGACTATGACCCCTGGGGAATTGAACGTGTTCGATGAAACGATATCTAGCGAACCTAACGGTGTTATCACGGATTTCACAGGTACTCTGGATTATATCCCGGTCATCCCCGGATCAGTTTCGATGGACACCTATGTCGTAGGTCTCCCAGAGGTTATTACCGATGATGGACTTGGTGTCCTTTCTGGGGATGATGTGTTTGGTGACCCCATTACGGGGACCATTGACTACGACACGGGGGAGTGGACACTATCGTTTACTACTGCACCTACTACAAGTACGATTATCTGTGACTATACCTACGATTTCTATGAGCTTGTGGATCAGATAGGGTTACACCGAGCCTTCTATGACAGGGTGGATCAGCTATCTACGGCGGGAGCCTTGCTCCAGTATTACTTCCCAATTGAAGCTTTTAACTATCTGTTCCGTAGGATTGAGTTCTTACGCCCGGTGTTTGTTGTTCTCGAATGGCTATCCCTAGCGATAGAGATGCAGGAGAGTTATGACGTTCCTGAGGGAGAGAACCCTGTTATCATCGTCAATCCTGTCCGCAAAGATAAGGGTTGGTATTTAGGCTACTGTGACCTAGACGATATTACCTACACTCGGCTGGACGAGAAGCTCTTAGGCTCAAGCATGTTGACCTTACCTTCCCCTCTAGACCCGCTTGTAGGACCAGGAGTTCATCCTGTTGTTGGTGAATTGGTGGGGACGTATAACCCAGTGAACGAGACGGTATCTACAGAACCTGATGGTATTATCTTAAGTTTCTCTGGGCAATTAGATTACCCTGTATTTGCTGGTTCGGTAGAGATGACCGCCACAGTAGGTGTACCTGAAACTATTACGGATGACGGGGCGGGGAATCTAACTGGCGCAGGAATAACCGGGACAATTGTGTACAACACAGGCGAGTGGACACTCGATTTTGTTACGGCTCCCACAGGGACGATTGATGCTGAGTATAGACGGACAGTTATGAGTGGGGCCTTAGGTAATTACTGGATCTTTCCGGATACCGTATCCCTGGAGTTCACTGTTTCAGCCGCTCCCTATACTATTGAGGATGATACTGAGGGTGTTCTTAATCGGAACAGCCAGGAAGTTACAGGGCTGATAAATTATGTGAATGGAGACTGGGTAGTCACTTTCGACGGTGCTTTTGTCCCAGATGATGGTTCAAGTGTCTGGGCAGCATACTCATATGCGACGGAGATACCCCCTACGGATCGTTCTGGGGCACTCCCACGTGGTTCTACTGAACTACCTTTCCCGCACTTGCGCGACCCGCAGGAGGGCTATTGCCACCCACCTGAGGACTTACTTGTAACGGTTGGCGCAATCTTGCCTGACCCTTATCGCTTGGCCTTGACTCGGGACGGGATGAATCTTTACCCACCCGCAGGACCAGTACCATACATTGATCACGCAGACTTCCCCTCTCGTGGATTCACGGACATGTTAGGCGACCCACGACACGCGAATACCTTTACCCGAGAGTTTGGGTATTCTGATCGTCCCCTATCTTTATTGAGAGTGGAGGTTAATCCCGTTCCTTCAGCAGAAAACTGGGAGAACCAGGAGACTGAGTGGGAGAACTGGGTCGGGCCTTGGGAAAATATAGGAGACTAGTATGGCCTTTACAGGAAAAGACCCAAAAGATACTTATTTAGCAGTACTTAATATTGGTGATGCTAATGATTCTTTGCAACCAATCGCAGCCAGTGTTGTTAGAGATGCCGCAGGCAACAGCTCTTTGCTTGAGTTAAGTCAGTCAGTTGTTGCCTTTACGGGGATCATGAGTGCTGATGTTGTTGGTGGTATGGTCTTTGATGCGGGGATCACTGTTGAAGCTGATAACTTCATCACTGATGCTCTTAAGGATAAGACCGATAATAACGTAGGTGTCTATTTCACTTCGGGAGAT